TCTTCGGGATCTACTGAAACTTATAGAGGAATGTTAGCGTTAGATGAATATGGTACAAGAAGGATTAAGCAGTGGATGCAACATTCTATTGAGCCAGCATTACGACAAATGGGTAGACTGGTAATGCAATTTTCACAGGCAGTATATACAGCGAATAAGAGATTTAGAATTCTACAACCTAGTGCTTTGCAAGAACAAAGAGAGACTGAGATCAATATACCTCTATATAATGACATGGGAGAGGCTATAGGAAAGTCTATGGATTATTCTGCTGCTAAATTTGATGTTACAATAGTAGCTGGTTCTACCCTTCCTGTCAATAGATGGGCATATCTAGAAGAATTAAAACAATTAATGAAACTAGGAGTGGTTGATGATATAGCTGTTTTAGCAGAAACAGACCTTCGAAATAAAGAGGGTATTGCTGAGCGTAAATCGTTATATGCACAACTACAGGGACAAATATCCAGCATGGAGGAAGCCATTCAAGATAAGGAAGGTACTATTGAAACTCTAGAGAGACAGTTAGTACAGGCTGGAATCAAGAGCAAAGTTCTACAGGGAGAAATGGAACTCGAAAAGAATAAGCAAGATGTTCGAGGATCTAGACAATCTGCCCTACTTGAAACTGAAGCTCAACAGAAACTATTACAGAATGTAATGAAGAATGAGGCTCAGGTCAAATCTCAAAAGATGGATATGGCAATAGAGCAGGCAGTAAATAATATAGAAAAAGAATAAAAAACTTCTTGCATTTATATTATATAGTGTATATAAGTTTATAGACTTACAAAATAAGGAGAAATACATGAGTGACGAACAAACCCAAAGTAACCCAGCTACAGCAGAAGAAGTTGTATTTGGCTCTAACGGTGACGATTACTTTGCAGCGCTAGAAAATGATGTCAATGGCGCTATACAAGATGACATAGCAGTTCCCGAGGTAACCCCTTCTCAGGATAGCGGCTCCGATCAGGTAACCCGCACCGTAACCGAGGAAGGCTCCAGAAATGTGGAACAAGTGGATTGGGAACAGAGATACAAGGACTCAACCAGAGAAGCTCAACGATTACATGGTGAGATATCTAATTTGAAACCCTTTATCCCAGTTCTTGATGCAATGAAGAATGACAGTGGACTTGTAGATCATGTCCGTACGTATTTAACTGATGGTGGTAAACCTTCAGCAACTATCCAGGATCAACTTGGATTAGGTGAAGACTTTGTCTTTGATGCTGGTGAAGCCATGTCTGATGGTGCTTCAGATTCTGCTAAACTGATGAATGCTCATGTGGACCGAATGGTTCAATCAAGAGTAGGTCAGATGATTGGTGCTGAAAAGCAACGTGCAGCTAAAACTCATGCTGAAATTAGTCGGCAAAAGGATGAAACTGCATTTCGTGAACAGCATAAAATGACCGATCAACAGTATGAAGGATTTGTATCAGCAGCTAAAGAGCATGTGCTTACCTTGGAAGATATACATTATCTTTTAAATAAAGAGAAGACAGCTGCCAATACAGCAAATTCTACTAAAAAGGATATGCTGAGTCAGATGAAAAATGTACGGAACATACCTGCCAGTCTAAGTGGAGCAAACTCGCAAGGCTCTAAAGAGCAGAGCGTTGAGGATAATATCTTCGATTCTTTGAAGGGCGTTGACGGTGATTTAGACAACCTGTTCGGGTAGGTACAACAAAAAGCTTTGAAATAGCTTTTGCCTGCTCTAGAACATAATTAGGAGACAGACAAATGGCTGACGTATTATACGGGGGCAATGCATACTCTGATTATGGTAGTATTGGTTCCTTTAGTGACGCAGATAGTCCTGGCTCAAGTGGTTCTGATTTAGATACTGGTGATCTTAGACGAAAGTTTAATTTCGGTGATCGAATATCTGAACTATCTTTGGCTCAGGATCCTTTCTTTCGTTTTGTTTCTATGGCGGCTAAAAAGCCAACCGACGATCCTCAGTTCAAGTTTACTGAGAAACGTGGTTCATGGAACAAACGATATGCATATGTAATGGGATTCGTATCTAATGGTGCGGATGAATTTGGAGATGCAGAACTTGATCGGTCTGATGCTGGAGCAGCAGTTACAGCAGCAGGTCAAAAGGTAGAATTGTATATGGCTGGTGATTACAAATCAGCAGGCAATCTACAAAATGTATATGGACAATCGGGTGGAGCAATGGCTGTTGGTGCCTCTGGCACTGCACCTGCATTCTTCCTTCCTGGTCAGATAATAAAAGTTCCAACCTCTAGCACTGCAGGTGGTGGCGCAGTAACTAACTATCATTTAGTTAAAATAACAGCAGTAGGTGCTGAAGAAACTAAAGATAGTAAGACATGCGTTAAAGTTAGTGGTGAAATTGTTAAAGATGGTGGCGATAATGAGCTTGCATCTTTTAATACCAATAACTTTTCACCTGGTAATGCTGCTGGAGACGAAACTGTATATGATCTTTCAATTTCAGAAGCATTGGAATATAAAAGAACGTATGTAGTTGGATCTTCTTTTGATAAAGGTACTGGTTATCCAGAAACTTGGAAAGACCAGCCTTATTCAACTGGATATGGACAATGTCAGATCTGGAAAACTTCAATGGTTATGGATAACACTGATCGTGCTACCGTACTGAAGTATGAAGGAAATGAATGGGCTCGTATCTGGAAAGAAAAGCTGATTGAACACAAATGGGATATTGAACAGAGTCTTCTGTTTGGTTCTCAAAGTGATGCATATCGGACAACTCAAGGAGCTGTTGATTGGATTTTAAACAATGGTAATATCTTTGCATTACCTGTTAATACAAAATCTCAAGATGGTTTCTTAGATGATCTTTCTAACTTGTTAGATCCTAGATATAATAATGCAGCTCCAACTATGTTCTTCTGCTCTACAGCAGTTTACAATTGGTTGCATAAATTATCTGGATACTTTTCAAATAATGTAGGAATGGTTAATGCTGCAGGTACTTATGCAGTACAACAAGCTCCTGCTGCTGGTGAAGGTCGTGTAGACATGACTATGACTGGTAAAAAGAAAGTTCTTGGAGTTGATGTAACTACAATCTCTACTGTATATGGTGATATTAATGTAAGTCGTAATGTACACTTGGATGGCACAAATATTGCCATGCTTGGTGTAAATATGAAACATTGTTCATATCGCCCATTGGTCGGAAACGGAATAAATAGAGATACTTCAATTTACGTTGGAGTTCAAACCTTGGAAAACAGTGGTGTGGACCGCAGAGTTGATCAAATTCTTACCGAAGCTGGTATGGAATTTTCAATGCCTGAAGCTCACGCTATCTGGAAAACCTCATAATTAAGGAGGAATGAAAAATGGCGAATCCTTTATATGGACAAAATAAGTTCGATGATGCCCTGAGTAGTGCTAAGTATGTAGATCATAAGTTAGCTTATTACTCATGGGTGTGGGATAATCTGGATCTAAGACAAGCAGCAGACAGTACTGATGCTAAGACAGATACAGGTTGGACTCTAGTAGATGGCGAGATAGCTGAAAGTTTGTGGGATGGCGATGGTGCAGCTGCATCAATGGTATTGCCTTCTGCAACTAAAGGTGTTCTATGCGTGTTCAGGTTTTCTGCTCAAGCAGATGGTGGTACAGATATTACATTTACTACTGCTTCGGGTGAATACTTTGAAAAAGGTACTATTACAGTTCCAGTTACCAATCTTGGTGATAAGCTTAGTGGGTCTCGCAGACCTGCATATCTCCAAAAGTGGACTGAATCTGTTGCTACTGCAGCTGGTGCTATTGTAGCAGTTACAGCTGCGCATAATACGTTTATAATTGCATCAACTGCAACCGATAATCAGACTAATATAGGAGCTGAATTAGCATTTTTCTGTGAAGAAAAAGGCTTTTGGAAATTTGGTTTCTTAGGTTCTGAATTAGGTAGTGGTGCTATTAATGCAACGTTTGCAACATCAACAGTGTAAGAGAAGTATCATAACGTAAATCTAAGCCAAAACTCTCTCTCGTGGTTCTTGACTCTCCTCGAGAGGGAGTGGCGGCTTTTTTAACATGGGGACTCCTGAATGGCATTTGTAGACCAAGTACAAGATCTAACATCGCTCACCGTTTCTGATAATGATGAGCTTTCGCAGTTTCTAAAGGATGGGGTTATAGATGTTACCAACCGATGGCTTGCTGTTAGACCTCAGGATATAGAATCATTTGGAAGAGAAACTTCTGAGCAGACATCTAATGGATCTTTAAACTTAAATGGTGCAAGAATTATTAGTGTAATAAGAGAGGATGGAGTTACAAGCAATAACTGGAGACCTTGTAGAAAGATATCTGCAGCTCAGCAATATCTTGTAACAGATACGGAGAGTCTATCTTTTGCATCTAAGTTTAATCCAGCCTATATGGTAGGAGATGCTGGCAAGATTAGTGTATTTCCAGCTCCTGGAGCAGATCCTAACGCATTTAAGGCATATTATGTTAATAAAGATCCAGTAAATAGTTCTGGCAGTGCATTAATCCATAGCCATGACGATATACTATATTTTCCAATAGATAAAGTTTATTTAGTGATTACATATGCAGCTATGAAATTGTTACAGGCTACTATGGGAGCTAAGTCTTTATCTACACTTTCAATTACAGCTGTTCCTCCAGATACACCTTCTGCTCCTAGTTTTACAGCAACAACAGTGAGTGCTGTAACTAATCGGGCCATTGCAGCAAGTGCTCCTACTTTTACAAAACCCACTATAGGGGGTACTGCTGATGAATTAACTGACATGACAGCATTAGATTCTGAAAATACGATAGATGATTTTGATGGAAATGCAATTGAGGTAGACCAATGGTTTGCTACAGCTGCGCATTTGATTGAAGATGAAGAAGATCCAGAATTGGCTCAATTGCAGTTACAAAAGATTAGTACTTATATTAGTGCTTATCAAGC